GAATCATTGTCTATAACATAAAAAAGTATTCTTATGTTCCTCTCTTTTTTATTGAGGAATATTATTTTACTAAATCTCTTGTCAGACTCTAAAACACCAAACCATTGCGATCTATTCCTAAATGTTTTTATATAATCTTCAAGGTACAGCAACCTTTGTTTGAACTGTTTTAATAGCGCTTTCTTATCAAACGCAGTATTGTACATCTCAATAAATTCTTCGTCACACTTTTCATGAGACTTTAGCTGAATCCGCTTAAATTTTATGTCAGTCAGACCCGCAATATTCAAAACATACGCCCCGATCATATAACTTATGAGTTATATTTGCAATAATTATTTACACGTTTCGATAAAAAAAGCGTAAATAATATATAAAATTACCGTTAATTGCGATAATTATACCATATATTCGTTATAATCCACACTATATTTTTAAAAAAAATAAGCCTCCCGGCATTACACCGAGAGGCTTATTTTTGTTTTGAGCTTTGCCCGGAGGAAATCGGACGCCGCCCCTCACGTGCTGTCTGTCTTGCTGTTAATAAATGTTTGCTTGTATGCCTGATTGACAAACACAGTAACACCGGCAACAAGAACGCCCTGTATCGCGCTATCCACATTCCAGCCGAGTATTGCCATGGACGCAACCACGCCCAGCACCAAAAGTGTAATTGGAATAATCCAGTCGGGGATCTTCGGGATCTTTTTTATAAACAGCCCAACCACATACAGCGCGGGTACAAGATAATATACCCCTTCCGCGATGTAACCCCAAAAACCGCCGCCGTCCAACTCCTCTGTGCCGTCCGCCGCCAACGCGACAGTGCTGCAAAACAGCATTATCACGATCATTATCAGCACAAACACCAGTACCTTTTTCATAACAACCTCACTTTCTTTCACAAAAATACTTATTGAGCTCATCGAGTGCTTCGTCGCACTCGCCGTTCACTTTTCCGCGCTTCAGCGCCAGCAATATGGCCAGCAGGCATTTCAGCTCAAGCGGCTTCGACTTTTCAAGCTGGTCAACGCGCTCACACACTTTTTCGAGGGTGACCTGCGATTTCGTTTTCACCGAGAACCTCCCTGCGACAAAGCTTCCGATGCTAATTATTGCGGCGACCGCCAACGAATACAACGCTCCCTCCATCGCATCACCCCTGTAATGCCGCTTTGGCCGCGTTGACATGCGGTACCGCCGCGTCGATCTTCGCCTTGGCTTCAAGCAACTGCGCCGCGACTGCTTCCGCCCGCTCTTGTTGCTGTGCCAGAGCGTGCGCTTTGTCAGCCTCCGCCAGCTCCACCCACGTGGCCGGGTCGAGGTCGTCGTTCACCGGCAACCCCACGCTGCGCTTCCACGCCTGCAGCGCCTTAGACGATTTATCCCCGCCCGTTCCTGTTTTGGCCGGGTTCATTTCACCGCCCGCGCCGATCCGTATCAGTATCTCCTGCGCGTACTTCACCTCCGGCCCATTATCGCGAATAGTCAGCATGGTTTCGTCCTCGCTTTCGTTAATATTGTAATCCACGTCTTTGAGCTCCCCCCAGTGCGTCCATGGCCGCGCTGAAACCTTCGTGCGCACCACGCCGTAAGTACGCCCGCGCGCTTCAATCGCATACCCGCCGCCGAGGTAGACGCCGATATGCCCGGTCTTCCGCACGCAAAGTCCGGGTATCTCGGGGATCGTGCTGATCTTGCCGGTTTTGGTACATCGCGAAAAAAACGTGTCGGCTTTTTGATCCTGATAAGCCGCGCTCTTTGATCGATGCGCTGCGACAATCAACCCGGAGCAGTCCGCGACGTGATGCCCAAACCAGCGCGCGCAGGCGGTAACGAAGTACGCGTACTTTGTGCCGATCCACGACGATGGCTTATTGCGCGTTGCCGCCCATTTTTCCGCAAGCGCTTTCGAGTACATCTCGCCGTTGCCGCCAAGCACATACCCCCATAAGTCCGTCGCAGCCTTTTTGACGAACTCGACAAGCTCTCCCGCTGTGATCACTGCCATCCCATCACATCCTTTCACAAAATAAAAACGGCTCGCTGGCCGCAAGGTTTATAGATACGCGCACTTCGCGCGGATGATCAGCGGGCTGATGCCGCCGCGCTGATATAGCACCGTGCAGTCGTCTCGCCCGATCTTCATGATTGGGTAGTAGCGCATCTTGGACGCAAGGCTTAAAAACTTTTCCCGATGCGCCATCATTGCGGTTCGGATGCTCGTTGTGCTTACTCCGAAGACGCCAAACGCGGTAAAATCGATATCGCTCTCCGAGTTGCTTGATGTAGACAGCGACGCGTAAAGCGTGAGATCTGTGCCTGCATTTCGTATCGCGTCAATGCTGATTGCAAAAGCGACGTCCCACGCGCCGAGCGGTATATCGAGGTATTGGCTGTCCGGGTTGTACCATGTTCCATTAACGGGGTTATCAATCTGAGTTTGGGTGGCATACCGCAGCTGCACTGTCCACTTGCGCGGGTCTGCCGGGAACCCCCGCGGCGCTTTCATACACGAATAATATGGATTGGTGATTGCGCCGTTGGCCATCAGATAAAGCGCTTGGCTGTTCGTCGGGTCAATCTCATGCAGGAAAGTGATCCGCGTTTTGCCGCTCTGCAGCGTCTGGTTTACATTGGTAATGATGCCACATATCGTGTTCCCGCCGTTCGTGAACATGATCCGCATGCCCTCAACCATTGAGCTGCGGATATCGCCTGTTACGTCGATCACTCCGGTCGGATCGTCCACGGACACATAGGTGCACGCCGGGAGCGCGCTCCACCCGGTAGACCTCGCAAGGTCGTTTGTACTCAGTCCGCTGTCCGCCAGCGCCTTGCCGGTTGCGTCTGCAAACGTCGGAAGATTCCCGGCCGTTGCGCCCGCGGGGCCTGTCACATCGCCCGCGCCGCCGCCGCCCGCTCCGCCGAGCACCCCCAGCACGATATACGTTCCGCTTACCGGCATGACGCAAACTTTATCATTTACGGCTGGCGAAGTCCCGGCGCAGGCATATGTTTTTTCACGCGCGGCCAGCTCGCCGCCGAAGTGCAGCTTTACGCCGCCGGCAACCACTTCTGTAACCGTTGCGAGCCGGATAATCTGACTCTGAGCATTCATAGCACCACCAGCCTTCGTGCTTCGTGTGTCATCTGCCCGCTGGCAGCCAGAGGAAACGACCAGCTGCTTTCAACAAATACGCCCGTCGCGTCCGGATGCTGAAGGGATAGCACGTCGGCGCGCTCGTGCAGCGGATTGAGCGCGGTGATAAACCGGATTGGCTCGTATACCTGATTGGCTTCGAACGCAATGCGGCGTATATAGGCGTCAAGATCCTCCTGCGACGTGATCTGATCGGGCTGGTAAATGTCGCTGACAATGCTTCGCCCGCGCTGCACGGTGCTGAATTTCGACACCGGATTGTCGTTCGTCCACACGCTGACGTAATCCTCTTCCAGATCCGGATTGCTGCAGGCGGCAATGAAAACGTTCGGCATGTTGAAATAATCCAGATTGCTTTGCGTGTCGCGCCCGATGATCGACGTCTTATCCGCCGCATAGACCCAGCCTGCATCAAGCAGGCCGGGCTCACGGTACTTCGAGATCACGAACCGACCTTCCGCGTCGCAGTAAATCGGGTTGAAATTAATCTCGCTTAACAGCGCATTGACAACTTCAATCTTTTTCGTGCCGGGTTCGAATTCGCGATCCGCGGCCAGCACGGTATCCGCGCTGTCGGATATCAGCACCTGCGATACGCCTGCGCCCACCAGTACCGACTGCACCGCGTCAAGGTATGCGGTACCCGCCGCGAAGTACAGCGGCTCCACAAGACTGTCCTCGGCCAGTATTACCGTCCGGTCGTAAGCCTCCACCGTCCATGTGGTCAGGCTGTTCGCGCTGCTGCGGTTCGGCGTGGATAGGATAAACACGCCCAGCGGAAATTCGGCGAACTCGCCATTCGGCATGCGCAGCAGCATATACGGCTTGATTTCATCCAACAGCCAGTCGATTTCTTCATGCAGTGTAAACCGGGCCGTGCGCTGGATCTCGTTAAACCGATTAAAGCTTACGCTGCCTTCCGCGTGGACGGATGCCCGGCGAACACCGCCGCGCAGCACGTCGTACCGGAATTTCACGCACTGGGAGCCGCTGACGGCGCACAGCGCGTCCTTTATCTCCCTGTCCGACCAAACGCCCCTTGCCGCTTTAATCATGCCCAAGCCTCCGCGTACTCGATCGCTTCGACGTAATCCACGCGCTGGATCGACAGCGTGAACGCGATTTTGTTTTCGTCGTACGCTTCGTTACTGGTGGTGGCCACCCCGAAGAACCGGTTGCCCAGCGCGTCGCGGTACAGCACCGTGCATCGGCGGCTGATCAGCGCGTCCAGCGCCGCCCACTCCCCGTATTCGGTATAGTAATATGACGGGCTGAACGCCTCGTTCGAAAACTCGCTGAAGGTGAACACCTGATGCTCGCGCCCGGCATAGTGGTATCCGGAACCGATAAGCTGCTTCTGCCGCGTCACAGCAGGCTGCCCCGCGGCCTTTTGCGTCATCCGAATGATGCCGCCCGGATCGTCCGCGGCGGCCAGCACCGCGCCTGTGACGGCCACGGTGATGATAGCCGGGTCGCTGTCCGCATAGTTTTCATTGACGTCCACAACGCGCACGACATACTCTGCTTCCCCTACCGCTGCGTAGTCATCATACTCGGCCAGCCCGGTGATCTCCGCGACCGGCACGCCGTTGCGCAGCAGATATACGTGCGCCGCATCCTCGTCAATGCCGCCCGGTGTAATACGCGCCCCGTCCGCGATCAGCTCCGCGGCAATGCTCGGTGTGTCTGGGGGTGTTACTGTCAGCGTAAAGCTGGTTTCCGCCCAGTTCGACCACAGCAGCGCCGCGTTGATGATACGCAGCCGCACGGTATAATCGCCGTTGGCAAGGTACATCGGCAGAGCAAGTGTTTTCACGCTGCTTGCGGTCTCCCCCGTGTCATACAGTGTTTCACCCTCGCCATCAAGAAGTACGAACTGATAACCCGCCTGCGCGGCGGACTGCCATGAGATTACCGGGCGGGAGGCCGTTGGCAAGCCTGAGATCGATGGGGCCGTTGGAGCGCCAACGCCTACGAATACCGCAGGGTCGCTCCACTCACCCGCCACGTCGTCCACGTTATATGTACGCGCGCGCCATCGGTAGTTGCCCGCCATGAGCGTATCAGCCGGGCAAGTGTAGGTTTGAGCATCGTCTGATATGGTCGCAAGCGTCGTAAACGCGCCACCCTCATAGCTGTATTGCAGGTCTGCGGCGGTCTGCTCCGTGCCCGTACTGATGTTGTGCTGCCACTCAAAAGTGATATCGGCGTTGATGTCGACGTATTCAGCATTCGGCGATATCAGTGTAGGAGTATCCGGTGTTGCGTCTGGCAGCGTCAAATCATAGCCGCCCGTTACCGGGTTCACGGAATCGGAAACGGTAAGCTCCGAACTTATCGCAAAAGCGGGTACGGCGTATCTTGGGGACGCTGTTTTAATAAGCGCAAAAGACGCGCCTGTATCGCCGCGGACTTCGTAAGCTTTTGTTGTATCAGCGGGGTACACGGAGCGCATCCACCAGTATACAGACGGATCGCGCAACCTGTTTTCTGCCGTAGAATAGCGTGATAGTGCGGTGTTTTCTGCGACGCCGTTATTTGCACCGAACCCCAGCTCTGTGTACGATAGCGCAAACACTTTTCGGGACAGCGTTTCGCTGTAAGGCGACGCGTGTGTAGCGCACACGATTGATGCATTAACGAGTTGCGATCTGAGAGCAAGGCTGTAGTTGCTTTCAAACGCCCGCATATATACGTCCAGCGCGCTATCGGAATACGGGCCGTTTATATCCCCTGCTGTTCGGTATAACACTGAAGCTGCAGCAGTAACACGCACCAGCGTCGCGGTATCCGCCCCATGGACATTGAACCCGGCGACTTCATACAGTGCAATTACGCTGTTTTCTTCAATGCCTATCAAACTGCCTGCGGCCAGCTCTGATATAGCCTGTGACATCAGTACTCCCCTCCCGCGCGCGCATCCTGCCGCGCTCTCTGGCTCGATTCCAGCAGCGCCAGTATCTTGAGGTACTCCGCCTGGTCCGGATACACCTTGATCTCACCAATGGCGATGTTTTCCGTCCGGGCGTTAGCGCTGGGCGCTGCGGCCATAGCCGCGGACACATCTGCCGGGTAAATGCGCGTGCCTGCGGGCAGGTCGACAACCTCCGGGCCTTCCTCCCCAACCCACGTACGCCCCCCGCGCCATGACACAGTACCACGGGCGTTGAAGCCATACTTTTTAAGCCATTCCTCATCCGTCAAATCGTCGTCCGACGTGGCAGTTACCGGGCTCAGGGTTGACAACTGATCATAGTTGACGATCCCGCCTTCGCCTGTATATAACTGGTTTTTTACGGCTTGAAAAGTGCTTCCCTTTTCTGTGAACGGCTTTTCGATCATATCCAGATACTTGTCAAAGTCCGTAGGCATCCCCAGCAGCCCTTTCACACCTTCGATGATCAAACCAATCAGCCCCACGATGATCGACAGCGCGTCCGCTACGATACCGAGGGCGACAGCCAGGGCGCCGCCGAGCAACTCCGTCCACGCCCCCATGACATCAAATACGATATCGAGGATCGGACTAAGCGCCTCAAACAGTGTGGTGATAGTCTCAATGATGCTGACCAGCGACGGCAGCAGGTTTTCGACCATCTTCATAAGCGGGTCGAGCATTTTTTCCATTGCGCGCTGCAAGACTGGCAGAATGGCTTCGATAAGCTTTGCCAGCGGGGGCAGCAGTTTATCCAATATCTTCGAAACCACGGGCAGGATTGTATCCGCCAACATTTTGAATACAGGCATTAAAGCGTCGAGCAGCTGCACAAGAATTGGCAGCACCGTTTTGACGATCTCCAGCAGCGGGGGCAGCAGTATGTCGATCAGCTCCGAAATGATCGGAAGCGCGGCTGCAGCAGCGTCTGCCAGCAGCATTAGTACTTCGCTGACAGGGCCAATCAGATCTGCGAATGTCTCGCTTAATGAACCAACCAGTTTACCGAACGTTTCGCCCAGTTTGTCGAACACACCGCTTTTCGACAGATCTTCGAGCGCTTTTTGAAATTTCGGCACCGCGGTATCGTTGAACGCCTGT